TATCCGCTTTCGCTGCTGATGCACCTAAGAAAGAAGAAAAGAAAGCAGAAGCCAAACCAGCTGCATCTGCGCCAGCACCTGCTGCTAAGGAAGCTCCAAAAGCTCCTGCTAAGAAAGAAGAAGCTAAGAAGTAATTTTAATTGCCCCTTGTCAACGAAAGTTGGCACTGGGGCGTTATTATAATATCAAGGAGGGTTTTATGAAAAAACTCTTAATTGCAGGTTTAATTGGTTTATCTGCTTTTGGTGCGCAAGCAGGTCCATACCACGGACATCATGGTGGACACCATATGCATCATAGGGGTAGTTGGAATTGGGTAGTTCCAGCTGTTGTTGGAGGTGCTGTAGTATATGCCGCAACTCGCCCTGTAGTTGTTCAACAACCGCCAACGGTTATTCAACAACCGCCCGTTTATACGCAACAACAAGTATGTGGTCCTTGGACTGAAATACGCAATCCAGACGGTAGCGTGACAATTACAAGGACTTGTCAATAATGTTAATGAGGACTAGAAATGAAAAGGTTAGCAGTGATTCTTACTGCGATGATTACAATTGGGATAAGCCAAGTAAGTATGGCTCAGAAAAACCTCTTTGGGAATCATACCATTACAGAATCGTCAGCGAAGACTGCGACCAAAAAAGGACCAGTCCTTGTAAAATCCCTAAGATTACCCAAGAATAAAATTTTTACAGGTAATCCTCATAAAATTACTTTATTTGCAGACGATAAAGAATATGATATTATAGAAGTTGACGATATTATTACATCTTATCGTCGACGCGATCTTCAAAGAATTCAAACAGACCCAACACCAGATGATCCGGACGGGTTAATTACTGAAGAAATACGGTGGAAACTATTTTTAGCAAGAACAGCGGCTATGATTCGTTATCACCAAATCCACTCATAGAGTGGATTTTTTTTGGTGAAATAAAATCTTAAAAACCCTTTGACTTTGCTAAATAAAAAGCGCATAATAGTTGTTATGCGATAGGCATAAAGTCATTTACATTAAAGGCATAAGGAGGCTATAAAATGGCAACATTAGCAGAAATTCGTGCAAAACTTCAAGAAGCACAAGGCAAGTCCACAGGACAATCAACAGGCGGCGGCGATAACGCAATTTACCCACACTGGAATATGCAGGAAGGTAAAGAAGCCGTAGTACGTTTTCTACCAGACGGTAACCCAAACAACACTTTCTTTTGGGTAGAGCGTGCAATGATCAAACTCCCATTTGCAGGTATTAAAGGTGAAACAGATTCACGTCCAGTTCAAGTACAGGTTCCCTGTGTTGAAATGTACAACGATGGTTCAGTTTGTCCTATTCTATCTGAAGTGCGTGGTTGGTTTAAAGACAAATCACTAGAAGAAATGGGTCGTAAATATTGGAAGAAGCGTTCATACATTTTCCAAGGCTTTGTAGTTGAAGATGCACTCAAAGAAGATAATACACCAGACAATCCGATTCGTAGATTCATTATCGGTCCTCAGATTTTCCAAACTATTAAATCTGCTCTTATGGACCCTGAGTTGGAAGAATTGCCAACTGACTACCTCCGTGGTGTAGATTTCCGTATTGCTAAAACCAGCAAAGGCGGATTTGCTGACTACTCTACTTCAAAGTGGAGCCGTCGTGAACGTTCAATTTCTGATGCAGATAAGGCAGCGATTGAACAATTTGGTTTGTTTAATCTATCAGACTTCCTACCTAAGAAGCCGACAGACGTTGAACTCAAGGTTATGAAAGAAATGTTTGAAGCGTCAGTTGACGGTGAAGCATATGATATGGACCGTTGGGGACAATACTTCAAACCAGCAGGTATGGGTCAAGCAACTGGTGATCCTAACAAAGCAGCCGCTCCGGCAGCTCGCGTTAGCGCACCTGCTCCTCAAACATCTAGTGAAGAAGATCTTCCTTGGGAAGATTCTGCTCCTGCAGAAGCACCTGCTCCAAAGGCAGCACCTGCTCCAGCAGCCGGCGGTGAAAACGCATCACGTGCTCAAGACATCTTGGCAATGATTCGTAATCGTCAAAAGCAATAATCAACACGGCTCGGGCCACTGTGACTTAGTCATACGCCCGGGCTCTCTTCACTATTTAGGAGATAATAATGAAACTAGACAAACTAACAAAAGTAAATGAGTCAATTACTATCAATCGTTACGACAACGGTTGGATGGTTGAAATTGGCGGCAGAAATAAAAAAGAAGATTGGGCAAATACCAAGACCCTTTGCAACACAGAAGAAGAAGTAATCACTCTAATTAAAGAGTGGAATAAACTACCATTGGATCAATAATTATGGCAAAAGCATTTGATATTTCTAAATTTAGAAAGTCAATTACTAAGTCTATTGACGGTCTTAGTATTGGCTTTAACGACCCTACTGATTGGGTCAGCACAGGCAATTTTGCCTTAAACTATTTGATCAGCGGCGATTTCCATAAAGGGGTTCCGTTGGGAAAAGTGACTGTATTTGCCGGTGAATCAGGTGCAGGTAAATCATATATCTGTTCCGGTAACCTTATCAAGGCAGCACAGGCACAGGGAATTTATCCTATCTTGATCGATACAGAAAATGCTCTTGACGAAGATTGGCTCAAGGCATTAGGCGTCGATACTTCAGAAGATAAGTTGCTAAAACTTAATATGGCAATGATCGATGATGTAGCAAAGACCATTACAGAATTTGTTGCTGAATATAAAACAATGCCAGAGGATACTCGTCCTAAAGTATTGTTTATCCTTGACTCTTTAGGTATGTTGCTTACTCCAACAGATGTTAATCAGTTTGAAGCAGGTGATTTGAAAGGCGATATGGGTCGTAAGCCTAAGGCATTGACAGCACTTGTTCGTAACTGTGTTAATATGTTTGGATCACTTAACATTGGCCTGGTTGCAACTAATCACACATACGCTTCACAAGATATGTTTGATCCAGATGACAAGATTTCAGGTGGTCAGGGCTTTATCTACGCTAGCTCTATTGTAGTTGCTATGCGTAAGTTAAAGTTAAAAGAAGATGAAGATGGTAACAAGATTTCAGAAGTTAAGGGTATTCGTGCCGCTTGTAAGATTATGAAAACTCGTTATGCTAAACCATTTGAAAGTGTACAAGTGAAGATTCCTTATGAAACAGGTATGAATCCATATAGTGGACTGGTAGATCTGGCAGAAGAAAAAGGTCTTCTAAAGAAAGAAGGTAACAGTCTTGTTTACACAACTAAAGATGGTGAAATCATCAAACAGTTCCGCAAAGCCTGGGAAAGAAATGAAAATGGTGGCTTAGATGCTATTATGTCTGACATTTCAAAACATGGTGAAAATTCCGTTTCTGAGATAACTACTAATGTCGAACCTGAAACGGAGAGCGTATAATGAAAGAAGACTTAATTGCAGATCTTTGGTCTGTTGTTGTTGAGGTAATTCCAGAAAAACAACGTGCCAATGTGGCAGCAGACTTTGTCAACACTTTAATGGACTATGGTATTAAAGAATCAACTTTAGATAGTCTATTAGGGGTTGACCCTTACCTAGATAATGCTATAGAATATGTTATCGATGGTGAGGAGATTGAAAGTGATGAGGAAGAAAATTACGGTTACGATGACGACGAGGAATAAATGAATTGGTATGATCGAGTTTCAAAGGATATTTCAAATATTCCAGATGCTGTGGCTTATTATGAAGCCCAATTAACTGAGGCAAAACAAGATGCCCGTATAGCGGGGAACATCGAGAAAGCGTCTGCGCAGATGCCCGGCATTGTTGAAAATCGATTTAATCAACTTCAAGAAATTGAAGCAATTTTAGAATACCTAAACATTGAACTTCGTCGGCTTCGTAGTCAACATTTTCGTAAGTATCTTGAAAACTATCAACGTAGCCTCTCCTCTAGAGATTGTGAAAAATTTGTAGAGGGCGAGGCCGACGTTGTAGACTTTGAAAAAATTATCAATGACTTTGCCCTACTTAGAAATAAGTGGTTGGGTATTATCAAAGCATTAGATCAAAAACAATGGCATCTAAGCAACATTGTTAAACTACGTGTAGCTGGTTTAGAAGACGCTACTCTTTAAAACCTCATACCAGGAAATACAGTTTTCTTAACCTGGTTATTATCGTGATCCATAGTTTTAAATAAATCAAATGGTAGATCTAATTGTTTGCATAGGTCTGCCATTGCTTTTGTGTCTTTAGGCAAACACATTCCTCCATACCCTCGCATTTCTGGTCCGCAGCTAAGATAATCAGGACTTGATGTTTTTCTTAATAAAAAAGTTTCTAATACTTTGTCGTAGTCTGAATTTAGTTTATCACAGACTTCGTACATAACGTTTGCAAATACTACTCGCAAAGCATTAAAAGTGTTTGAATAATACTTTAATATCTCTGCTTCAGTGGGCGTCATTCTAACTGTATTCTTAGGAAGCCAAGAATGTGCTTCACAGACCTTGTGCCAGGACCTGTCTGTATAACATCCTACTGCTAGTACATCGTGATTTCTTACAAAATCTTCTAGGGCAGATCGTTCTCTTAAAAATTCAGGAACAAAGCAAATATCTTTATCATTATATTTTTCAATTATAGATTGTGTGGTTCCTGGCACCGATGTTGATTTAAGAGCGATCACACCCTGATATTTTAAATTTTTTAAATTAGATATTGTTTGATGCACAATTGACAAATCGCATTCGCCATTTTCACCCGACGGTGTTGGCACACAAACAAATACAATTTCAGTATCCAATACACTATCGATAGTTGTATTAAATTTAGGATCGTGTTTAGTTACATCGTGTCCTAACATCTTAAATCCTTCACCAACAGCACTACCTACTGCTCCCCAACCAATAATTCCTATTTTCATATTAAGCTCTCAACAGTTTTCTTTAATCCGTCTTTCAATGATGTATATTCTGTAAATCCGGTTAATTTTTTCATCAGGGTAGTATCGGGGCAACGTCTTTTTGCACTACCTTTTGGACCTGGAAGTATTTCTAATTTCTCCGGATCTACTCCCATTATGTCTAAAATAATTCTTGCTACTTCAGCAATTTCATTTTCTTCTTGTCTGCCTACGTTAACTATATAATTTTTATTATTTGTCACTAGTCTATGAGTTATTTCAACAGCATCGTCGATATAACAAAAACTTCTTGTATCATTGCCTTTGATATAATACTCACCTTTGGCAACACGTTCAACAAATTCGCTGATGAAATGATCTACCTGACCAGGACCGTAGATATTAAAGTATCTAATAATTAACCAATCTAATCCAGAATTAGCAACTAAGTTTTCTCCTAGTGCTTTTGGTAAACTATAGCTCCAGCGAGGATTGATCACATCTTCAAACATCACAGGAACTGATTCATCAGTGGGAACTGGATATAGTCCTTTATCAATAGCACCATTAAAAATTTCACAAGTGCTTGTAAAAACAAATTTAGTATCTGTACCTTTATATCTATTAATTAAATTAAATGTTGGTAAAGTATTATTAAATGCAACTTCAGTTGGTTTTTCGTAGAACAGTTTGGTTCCATTGGTCGCGGCCATATGAACAACGACATCACAATTTGGAGAAGAATTTGTTATGTCTGGTAAACAAAGGTCTTGGCCTTCTCTTTTATCAAATACTACGGTTTCGTGTTTATCTTTAATTAAATTATAATAATGGCTACCAATAAATCCTCTATGGCCTGTAAGTAATATTTTCATAGAAATATTTATCGACTAAATATGAGCAGTTAATAGAATTGGACTACAATGCGATCTTTTAGAGTAGTGACTACACAACATAAACCTTACTATGACCTTATCGGTAAGGAATGTATTCAATCCTTTTTGAAATATTGGCCTAAAGAGGTTTCAATCGAATTATGGGCAGAAAATTTTGAACCCGACATAACAGACCCTAGATTAATAATTAAAGATTTTAATAAAATAAATCCTAGATTTGAAAACTTTAAACAATTAATGTTTTCGTCAACAACAAATGACAAAGTATTATCTAAGAAAACATTTTGGCTAAAAGGACACGTAGTTTTAACAGCTCTTGAAACTTTTGATTCCGATGTGTTTATATGGTTAGACAGTGATGTAATAACTCATAATTATGTTACCATTGAATATTTGAATTCTTTAATTCCAGAAGACACATTAGCTGTTGATGTTCCTGCAGGAGGAAAAGGTCGTGATAAAGAAGCAGAAACAGGATTTTTTGGATTAAATCTAAAAATGAAAGAATCAAAATCTGTTATCGATTACTATAGAGAATATCATACAACACTAAAAATGTTAGATACACCTAGATATATGGAAACATCCGTATGGTGGTCGGCTATAAAAAATTCAGGTGCAAAAGCTAATCATTTAAAAACATCTAAGGATCATTTGATGCCGTTTATGTATACTGAATTAGCTCAATATATGCGTCATTGGGTAGCACAAAAAAATAAGGCTAATTATTCTAAAGGCAGCAGAGAAAAAACTCAGGAAGAACAATGAAATCAACAGCCCAAGCATATCAAGATTTATTCGTATATTCTTTATTCGGTAATAATGGAACATACATTGAAGTTGGTGCTCATAAACCAATAAAAAACAGTAACACTTATAATTTAGAAGTAACGTGCGGCTGGAAAGGATTTGGCATAGAATTCAATGATTCTTTAAAAGAGTTTTGGGAAAAATCTCCTGAAAGAAAAAATAAAATTTATTGGGAAGATGCATTGACATTTAATTACATCAATGCATTAACAGAAAATCTTTTACCAACACACATAAATTATTTGTCTTGTGATATAGAACCTCCAGAAAATACATTTAATGCTCTTAAGAATATTGTTGGTCAAGGAATTACTTTTGATATAATTACATTTGAACACGATTTATATAATTCAACAGTTGACTATAATTTAATTGCTACTGAGTTTTTATTAAACAACGGGTATAAAGTAGCAGTTACCGATGTATATTATAAAAAAGAAGAAAATTTATTCGAAACATGGTTTTTAAAAGACAACATAGAATTTAAAACTTGTTCGTTTAATGAATGGAAAGAAAGAACAAATTTGTTATGAAAAAAATTGTTTTAATTACCGGAGGCTTTGATCCTCTACATTCTGGTCATATTGCTTATTTTAAAGCAGCAAAGGCATTGGGTGATATTTTAGTTGTAGGCGTAAATTCTGACGCTTGGCTAACACGCAAAAAAGGTGCTCCTTTTATGCCTTATATGGAACGTGCATCAATTGTACGGAATATAGTTGGTGTAGATTTTGTTATAGACTTTAATGACAGTGACGGTAGTGCTAAACACGCCATACAAATGGTGCGTCAAAGTTATCCTCAAGAACGTATTATTTTTGCCAACGGTGGAGATAGAACCAAAGAAAATATTCCCGAAATGGACATCAAAGACGACAACCTAGAATTTGTGTTTGGTGTTGGCGGAGAAGATAAAAAGAATTCTAGTTCTTGGATTTTACAGGAATGGAAAGCACCTAAGACTGAACGTCAATGGGGTTACTATCGTGTTCTGCACGAAGTTCCTGGAATGAAAGTTAAGGAACTAACAGTTAATCCAGGTTGCAAATTATCAATGCAAAGACATAAGTATCGTTCAGAATATTGGATAGTGAGTGAAGGTAGAGCCGATGTTAACAAAATGATGGACAGCGGTTACTCGTTGCCGACTGCTAGATTAGAATTGCACGACGAAGAAGATATTCCAGTCGGACAATGGCACCAATTAACAAACCCTTACGATGTGCCTTGTAGAATTGTAGAAATTCAATACGGTGAGCGTTGCGAAGAAGAGGACATAGAAAGAAAATGATTAGAATATTCATTGGGTACGATCCTCGTGAAGCCGTGGCGTTTCACGTGTGTTCGAACAGTATTATTAGACAGGCTAGTTGCCCTGTTAGTATTACTCCCCTGGCGTTGAATACATTCAATGAGTACAAAGAAACACACAGCGATGGTAGTAATCAATTTATCTACTCTAGATTCTTAACACCTGCCCTATCGGACTTTATGGGCTGGGCTATATTTGTCGACGGCGATATGATTTTAAGAGATGATATTTTAAAATTATGGAATCTAAGAGACGAGTCAAAGGCAGTAATGGTAGTCAAACACGACTATAAAACTAAGATGACAGAAAAATATCTAGGCAGTAAGAACGAAGACTATCCTAGAAAAAATTGGTCTAGTGTTATCTTATGGAATTGCAGCCATCCTAAAAATAGAATCTTAACACCTAACTTCATTGAAAAATCTACAGGTGCACAGCTACATAGATTTACTTGGTTAGAAGACAATGACATTGGCGAATTGCCTAAAGAATGGAACTGGCTGGATGTCGAATATGATTATAACCCAGATGCAAAATTAGTTCATTATACGTTAGGTACACCTTGCTTCCACGAATTTGCACATCAAGGAAGTTTTTCAGGCGAATGGCATCTTGAAAGAATTTATGCAGATTGGTGTCAACAAAGGAATCTATGAACAATTGGTTATTTTTAAGCAAAGACGGCCAGGACGAATATATTAATATGTTTGCTATCGGCACCGGAGGAAGAGTGGTGTCGACTGAAGATTTTATCTTTGAAGATTCCGAAGATCCTATTGTGATGAGAGGAATATTAAAAAAGAAAATAATTCAACAATGCTGGCGTGAACAACGAGATTTTTATTTTATTGACACTGGATATTTAGGAAATCAAAAAAGTCCTGTAAATCCAATGGGTTGGAAATACTATCATAGAATTGTAAAAAACGATTTGCAATACGAAGGAGATATAATTCCTAGACCTAATGATAGATTTAAACAGTTAGCTATTCCGATTAGCGATTGGAAAAAAGGCGGAAGAAAAGTTTTAATTGCTGCACCCGATGAAAAACCTATGAGGTTCTACGGATTAGATCGAGAACAATGGTTGGAAGAAACTATAGAAACAATTAAGAAATATACCGATAGACCGATTGTTGTTAGGGATAGAGTTAAGAGTAGATTAGATCGTGTAATTCATAATACACTAAAAGAAGCACTCGATGACGATGTTCATTGCCTAGTTACTTTTAATAGTAATTCTGCAACTGAGTCAGTCCTACACGGAATACCAGCATTTATACTTGCTCCAAGCCATGCGGCTAGTCCAGTAACATTAAGAGACTTAAGCAAGATTGAAAATCCGTATTATGCAGACAAGGATAAAGTTTATGCTTGGGCTTGTCATCTAGCATATCTGCAATATCATAACAACGAACTTAGAGATGGTTCTGCAAAAAAGATGTTAGAAGAAACATATGAGTTAATAAAGGAACATAGATGAACTTAAATTTTATTACCAGTCTTTCTAAAGAATATTGGGAAGGAACAGGAAAATTTTGTCTAAAGACTTGGAAAAATTTTCCAGGCACAGTGACAGTTTATATCGATCAACAAGAAGGTGACATAGCCTGGATCAATGAACTACCATCATCCTTTGTTAAAAAATTAGTTCGTGTTCCTAATCTAAATTTAGAAGATAGAGATTCTACAAAAATTAGAAAATTCTGGGGTAAAGCCTGCGCCCAGATATCTGCAATGAGAGAACGAGGTAAAGATGAAAGAATAGTTTGGATAGATGCTGACGTTGAACAAACAGCATCCACTTTACCAGAATCTATTTTTTCTTTTAGTTTTATGGAACCAATTGCAATGTTAAACTCCGGTGACGGCGAAGACTGTTGGGAATCCGGCATAGTTGTTTTTAATCAAACTGCCGATAAGATCGATTTGGTTGTTAGAAAATATGAAAATATGTATCTAAATCAAGATAACTTGTTTAGTCTATGGAAACCTTACGATGCACAGGCATTAGGTGCTGTGGCAATGGAAAGAGGATTTTTAAATTTATGCAAGAAAAAATGTCCTAATGCAGAAGCATTAGCTAATAGTCACTTTGCTCCATATTTTAAACATTGGATTAATAAAGATAATAAAAAATTATTAATTGAAAAGAATAAATGACAACAGTAGCGGTATACCACGGTTCTGTACCAAACAAAAAGAGCCAAGAAAAAATTGATCTTTTAAGATACTTCTCTGAAGGTGCTAGAAGAACAGGATCAATAGTCTACGACTATCTTGATCACTCTTATCGACCATCGGATGTGGCCATTATACAAGGTTGGGTCGCTCCCGGTCGGCCAACTGGTAAGCATTTACTCTTAAGAAATACTGTTATTCAACAACAACTTAAAAATAAAAGACACGTAATAGGTGTTGACAGCAATTTATTTCTTTATAAAAATAAAGAAAATCCTTTGCATTATCTCAGATACAGTTTTGATGGAATATTTCCTAATACAGGAATTTATTGTGATACGGAAATTGATCCATTTCGATGGAAAAAAATTAGTCATAATTTAAAAATTCAACCTAAAGAGTGGAGAACTAACGGAGACCATATTTTGTTGTTGCTACAAAGAAACGGCGGATGGAGTATGGGAAATCTTGATGTACAAGACTGGGCTAACGATGTTATAGCTCAGGTAAGACAATATTCCGATCGACACATAATTATACGACCACATCCTGGAGATAAAGATGCTATAAATTATCTTAATCCTAGACTAGGTAGATGTAAAATTAAATTTTCTAAAAGAATCACTCTTAGCTATAATAAAAATTTAGAAGATGATTTAGTAGATTGTTGGGCAGCAATTAATTATAATTCAAGTCCTGCTGTAGGAGCAGCGATTGAAGGTGTTCCTATTTTTGTAATGGATCCTGCCCGTAGTCAGTGCGCAGAAATTGCTAATACTGATTTATCTCAAATTGAAAATCCACAAATGCCCTATAGAGACAGATGGCTTGAACGATTAGCCATGTTTCATTGGAATTTTGACGAACTAAGATCCGGCGAATGCTGGAGCCATATGAAAAAATTTATATGAAAAAGATTTCTGTTATTACAAGTTTTAACGAAAAATATTATGAGTTAATTGGCAAATATTGTGTTGCTACATTTTTAAAAAATTGGCCAACTGACATTAATTTAACCTGTTACGTGGAAGAAATGTCATTAACTCCCGATCCACGTATTATACAAATTCCTTTTACAGAACTTCCTGTTGAATATTTTGATTTGCAAAAAACAAAATTTAAACAAAGAGTAAAAACTTTTTCTAAAAAAGGTTATTCTGTAATTCACGCTATGGAAAACATAGATTGCGATCTATTAATATGGATTGATTCTGATGTATTAACACATACAGCGGTTCCTAGAGAATTTTTAGAAAATTTATGTTCGTCTAAAGATCTAACTACGTTTATGGGTGTATGGCACGAAGCAAATGACAAAGAATATTTCAGTTGTGAATCAAGTTTTTTTGTTGTAAACAAAACTCATCAAAATTTTTCATTATTTTCAAAGAGATATCGTGAATATTATGATAATCGATTAACTGAGAATTTAAGAAGATTCTATGACGGTGAAGTCCTTGGAGCAACTATTAAAGATTTAGAAAAATTAGGAGGTATGAATGAAATTAATCCTAACTTTCACAAAACTCCGATGCCAAGAACCATACTAAAAGATTATTTTACTCATTTTAAGGCAGGACTAAAAGAAGATGATGACCTTGATACGAGTATTGAAGAATTAATTGGCAATATTCAAACTGTTCCAGTTTGCCAATAACTTTCTTTTCTTCTAACCTTTAGATCTTGAGGCTTACTACGGCCTAGATCTTTTCTACCGCCTTTCAAATGGTCAAGATATGCTCCCCATTCACTGTTAATCAGCGGATGACCTTCTCCAGTGATAAGATGGCTGCTCCAATCTAATTCATTTAAGGTTGAATTTCGTCGTACGACATCAAATACAAAACTATCATGCCATTCTTCTAAGGTAAAAATTCCTAATTCTGCACAATCGTACATCCATTGAAATTTTTCTAAGAATTTTTGAACAGCAGGTGAACGCAAATTCATTGCGTAAAGGCCACATTCACTAAATTTTCCTTTTCTTCCAAGAAAACACAAATCTTTGTCTGCCGGAATTAGACGTTGAATTGTTTCCATGGTAATTGGACTATGACAAATGGTATCTGCGTCCATCCAAACTAAAATATCTGCGTCAGTTTCCTTAGCACAGTGAAAAATTGCATAGACTTTGTGGGCAAATCTAACAGCATCCCATTTAAAACCTTTGCCAGCATCTTTTCTTCGACTTCGAATAGGATCTGCTGATACATCGCCGTTAGCCTTGGGAACATTTTTCCACTTTTCTTTAAATTTCATAAGCTCTTCAACTTCTTCAAGGCGTTTTAATGTCACGTGATTGTGATTTCGTATTGCAGGATTACAAAGTTCTGGATAAATGTGAAGGGTGACCTCTTCTGGCCACTTTTCACAAAAACTATCTATCATTTTTTGGCCGTATTTTGCACGACCCGCATCATTAAAAGTTGTTACCACTGCATATTTCATTTTCTTTTTTCCCAAACGTGAAATTTTTTATCAACCGAGGTGCATACCCAGCCTGTATTGTATAGAGCCTTCATTGTTTTTTTGTCTACTATAGAATTTCCTTCGACTATTACAACAGATTTAAATCTTGTCCAAAAATTATTCAATTTTTCCAGCCTATCTATTTTATCTAGGTTAAAGTATATGGCCTTTATTTCATATAATGTTTCAATATAGTCAAAATTTTCTCTATAAATTAATTTTTTTGATTTTAAAGATCTATCTTCTGCTTCTATTATAAAAGTTGTGTTATGTAAAGACACTATGTCCTGCAACATTCCAAAACCGTCACCAATTACCAAAGCATTTTCTGCTCTGCCAATAATTTTTTTGATCTTTTTTTCAAACGAGGCCATAAATTAATTAAATACTCTGATATTTATTACTCCTATGCGCTTCAAACTTTATCGTGAATACGGTGCCTTAAACAGCGCACCAATTTTTAATGCAGTCGAACAAGGACTGCGTTCACTTGGCCACGAAATTGTTAATAAAGACGAAGACATACCGGTAATTTGGTCAGTTTTATGGTCAGGCAGGATGAAAAACAATCAAGCCATATATCATAATGCTATAAAAAATAAAAAATCTGTTTTAATTATAGAAGTTGGAAATTTAAAAAGGAACGAGACCTGGAGAATTTCTTTAAACCATATAAACGGATTAGGCGTTTTTAATAATCTTACAAATTTAGACTCCTCGAGACCAGGAAAATTAGGTATAGAATTAAAATCTCCTCCTAACAAAACAAGAGGAGAGATACTAGTGGCTTGCCAACATCAAGAAAGTCTTCAATGGGAAGGTATGCCAACTATGGCAGAATGGTGTAAGGATACGATTTCTAAAATTAGACGGCACTCACAGCGCAGGATTATAGTTAGACCACATCCAAGGTCTCCATTTCCGTTTAGTGTGCCTAATGTAATATTAGAGAGGCCTAGACATATTCCAAACACCTATGATAATTTTGATATTTTTTACAACTATCATTGCGTGATTAATTATAATGCAGGACCGTCTGTTCAAGCTCCTATAAATGGGATTCCCGTGCTCTGTGATTCTTCTAGCCTAGCTGGCGAATTAAGCATTAAATGGGAAAATCTTGAAAATCCCACATTGCCAGATAGAGAAGAATGGTTTCTCAAACTCTGCCATACCGAATGGACTGTTGACGAAATAAGTCAAGGTATTCCTTTGGCAAGATTGTTCGGTTGACTTTCATATCTGCCTGTTATATAATAATTAAATGTTAAGCTCTGTGTATGCCGAAGACATTTTTCTTCGTTTTTATACTCTTGTTCAATCTGGTCAACTACACGTTCAGCACCAGGACTTCTCGCCTATTCTTAGTTTTCACGAGAAAATTTCCAATGACAGCGAACTAACAAAAAATCAAGCTAACTACATTTTAAAAATATTAGAAAAATACAAAAATGTATCGGCATTATTGGGTTTTGATTACAAAGACGCATTGTTAACAGCGCAATGGCAAAGACCTTTTAGAGTACTAGATCTTACAAAAAAAATCTATGTAGAAAACAAAGATGGATCTTTAGAAATTTGTCTAAAATTTCCATATCAATTGAAAAAAGAGTTTGACGATGAAATAAATGTTAACTTGCCTAATTCAACTAGAGTCAGTCATTGGGATCAAGAAGACAAAGTTCGACGTTTAAAATTTTACGAATACAACTTGATCAGTCTATATGAATTTGCTAATAAACACAACTTTGTAATTGACGACAGTTTTATGAGTGTGTTGTCAGATGTTGAAGAAATATGGCAAAATTCAGACAACATTATTCCCTGTTCGGAAATAATTAATTCAAAAGTTGAATTAGTAAATGCTGATCCAGAAACCGAAGAATGGTGGTCAAATACTCGCACCGAATCATTAAACAATGATTTATTACTGGCTAAGAGTATGGGATTTCCATTGAAAAAAAATCCGGTAAGTTTAGTAGAAAAAATAGCATCTTCGTCTGAAAATTTATTCTGGATTAAAAATGTTCAAGATTTCTTTAACATTAGCACTACCGTTAAAGGCAGAGTCTGTATAATTTTAGATAGAACATCTGACACACTAAAATGGTTACAAGAATTTGTAAAAGCAGCTGATCAAAATAGTGTTCCTAGAGAAGAAATTAAGGTATGTTTTAGAGATACTAAAGATTCAAAGACCGGTCTTAATGACTGGATTAAACTAGCAGGTGTTGGCGGCAAAGTGGATACTGGAAAATTTTTAATATTTGAATCTAAGCCAGCTAAATGGTTGTTTAAAGATAACCTTGATGTTAAAATGTTAGTAACAAATAACATTTATCCGCCAACAAGTGTTATTACAAAAGATTGGTTTGATTCTCATCCTTGTGTAATTTATCTAGGTGCAGCAAAACCAAGCACTCATAAAGGAAGAAAGATTGTCGAATTGTAAACTTACAATTAGAGATGAAGTTAACATTAAAGTCGATGGACTTAGTGTTGAAACACGAAGAAAAATTGTCAACAAATTAAAATTTGACCTTCCCTATGCAAGGCATATGCCAGCCTACAAACTAGGTCGCTGGGACGGAACTAAAACATATTTTAGCATTGGTGGCAACGGTTATCTTGCACACTTAGATGTTATTCTTCCTATAATAGATGAAGCAGGATACGACATTGAAGTTGAAGATTTAAGATCTTCTCATGATTTTAAATTCGATCCAGTAACTGAAAACTATTGGGCAGACAAAGGAAAAACTTGGCCTAAAGGTCATCCTGCCGAAGGACAGCCAATTGTTTTACGTGATTATCAATATGACGTTGTTAATAAATTTTTAGAAAATCCACAAGCTCTACAGGAGGTAGCAACAGGTGCCGGCAAGACAATTACTACTGCGACGTTATCGCATCTTTGTGAACCGTATGGCCGTACGATGGTTATTGTTCCGAACAAATCGCTTGTTGTCCAAACTGAAGAAGACTACAAAAATTTAGGATTAGATGTAGGAGTTTATTTTGGTGATAGAAAAGAACTTAACAGAACGCACACTATCTGTACTTGGCAAAGTCTTAACGTCTTGGATAAAAAGAGTTATGACGAAGAGAGTCTTTCGTTAGCAGAGTTTTGTGAAGGAGTAGTAGCAATCATTGTTGACGAAGTCCATCAGGCTAAGGCAGATGTATTAACAAAACTTCTTACACAAAACTTTAGAAATTGTGCCATTCGTTGGGGATTAACTGGAACTGTCCCTAAGGAAAATTGGGAATTTCAAGGTATCCTTGCTAGCATTGGTCCAGTTATTAATAACGTATCTGCACACGATCTACAACAAAAAGGAGTGTTGGCAAATCTTAATATTAATATTGTTCAAACTAACGATGTTGAGGTGTTTAGAAGTTATCAAGAAGAGTATACTTGGTTAGTAACTGATCCAAAAAGATTAACTTGGATAGCAAATAAAATTAAAGAATTAAGTCAATCAGGCAACACCCTAGTCCTCATCAATCGCATTGATACTGGAAATAAACTAATGGAGCAATTGCCAGATGCGGTGTTTATCAACGGTAGCGTTAAGTTAGATGATCGAAAGGAAGAATACGATGAAGTACGGACTAGCAATGAAAAGATTATTGTGGCGACTTATGGTGTGGCCGCTGTGGGTATTAATATCCCTAGGATTTTTAATTTGGTTCTTTTGGAACCCGGAAAGAGCTTTGTTAGGGTTATACAATCTATTGGGCGAGGTATTAGAAAAGCAGAAGACAAAGACCACGTTGAAATCTGGGATATAACTAGTACCTGCAAATATGCAAAACGACATTTAACAGAACGTAAAAAATACTATAAGGAGGCGAAATACCCCTTTACAATTATTAAGGTGAATACATGAAAATTTTAACATTAAACAATCAGGCATTTGATTTAAATGACCTGCCCGACGAAGTAGATGAAGACACTAGGTTTAGTGTATTAGATAACAGTAATCCGCAAGAACCTGATTTCTTTTTTATGCCGTTGATATTCTTAGAATCATTTAACAGTCCTGCTATTTTATTGAATATAGGAGGACACGAAATTCAAATGCCGTTGGATTGGTGTATGGTAGTAGGAGATAAAGATTGCGGTATGGATCCCGAAGTTCTTCCGTTAACAAGTATTAATGAACGAGGATTTGACGCATTAGTATTCAATCCTATTAAAGGGTTTAGAGCAGAATTTATGCCAATTGAAATTGTTAATATCTTTCAAGATGTTCGATGGTATTTTCCAAAAATGAAAAACGGACAGTTATTAACAGTTCCGTTAACTGACGGTGTTAATCCTCCTTGTGTATATTTTGTAAAAGAAGTTAGCCGTCAAAGTGAAGTGTTACAACTACATAAGTTATTATGATGTGGGACGACGAGGCGTTTAAGCGGAGATGTATTGGCTGGGTTGATAAGTTTGTTATAATCCCTCGCAAGTGTCACTACACAAGTAAATATTTGTGGTTGAAACGTGCTTATCTTGGCACAGCAATGATAACAGGTCCGGGTGAACCTGTATTTGAATATAGATGGTGTGATAAAGATCAATATCTATTTCTTAAAATTAAAGGTATCGTATGAAAGCTGGAAAAGTTTGGGGTGTTACAGAATTATTAGAAGCCAACGGTGTATTAGAGTTTCATCGCATTGAAGCCAAAGCAGGCGGAGTCTGTTCTAAACATAAACACAAATATAAGTGGAACGGATTCTTTGTTGAAAAAGGAAAGATGATTATTCGTGTATGGAAGAATAATTATGATCTAGTAGATGAAACGCTATTAGAGGCTGGACAATATACTAAAGTTGCTCCTGGCGAATATCATCAGTTTGAAGCAATTGAAGACTGTGTTGCTTTTGAATTATATTGGGCAGAATTTGATCACGACGACATTGAAAGAGAAACTGTGGGGTACAATAATGGGATCGCTTAAACCAGGAGCAGAATATATCTATGAGCGCCAAGGCGGCACAGTTTATGCACGTGAGTTTGGTTCAGACCCGTCAACAAGAGTTGCCATAGGTTGGGATTATGAGCAGGAAACTAATCCGGCAAGGGTCAGAGGATTAGATCAAAAAACAGGAAAAGCCGAACTCGACGATCATAATGAATGGATTAAGATCAGGTTAGCCGGAAAAAAGAATCCTACTTTACAAGAGGCTATTGATCGTGTTAAAATAATATATCATTTGAGTAAAGACGATGGGCAAAAATAAACACGTAGACCTTTTTAAAGATATGATTCCTGCTGTGGATATGGGCTTAAAAGAGCTTTGGGATGCCGCCACTGAAGAAGGTCGTAAAGAGATCAAAGGCGACCTGTGGAATCTTAATCGCTATATTAGTAATGTAAAAAGTAACAATTCAGAGTTACAAGAACATTACCTAATGACAGTGAATGAATTTTACAATAAGAATTGGGCAGACATTAGTAAGCATCCAAAACTGCAATGGCTTACTCTCGCAATGTGCAGCCATGAAAGTAAGAAAACACAATTCCACGAGTGGTTACCGTTAAAACGTGAAAAGAATAAGAAAGAAGAATTTTTAGCAGAACTATTTCCTAATATGAAGAGAGCAGACATTGAAACACTTGCAGCCATTACCTCAGACAAAGAAATCAAACAATATTGCGAGTCTCTTGGTTGGGATAAAAAAGAAGTCAATGGAATTAAATTATAAATGTGAATATTGCGGTAAGTTATTTGCCAAAGAAAAAACTTTGGTAGTTCATATTTGCGAACAAAAACGTCGACATCTTAGCAAAAATGAGAAGCACGTTCAGATGGGTCTAATGACCTATCAAAAATTCTACGAGATCGCACAAAAAGGGAAAAGTCAAAAATCATTTGACGAATTTGCATCTAGCCCGTACTACACCGCTTTTATCAAGTTTGGTAGTTTTATGGTTAATACTGCACCAATACATCCAGACAAATTTATTGAATTTGTAATCAAGAGCGGCGTGAAACTTGATCACTGGTGTAGAGACGAACTCTACGAAACATATGTAAAAGAATTAATTAAAATAGAACCAGCAGACGGAGCCATACAGCGTACAATACAGACTATGATGGACTGGGGTGAGAAAAACAATTCGTCTTGGGAACATTATTTTGCCTACGTGAATCTTAATCGTGCAACTCACGATATTAAAGAAGGATTGATTAGTCCTTGGGTAATTTTAAATACTAAAGAAGGCAAAACAATGCTTCAAAAAATGAACGACGAACAATTAGAAATCGTTGGACAATATATCGATCCTCAGTTTTGGATGCGTAGATTTAAGTCATTGCCAGCAGACACAGAACTAGTAAAAGATGTTATTAAAGAGGCAAAAATATTATGAAAGACAATGAAGAATATATTTCAAGAGATGATCTTGATATTGAAGTTATGAGCACCTCTGATGAAGAGCCCTGCGTTTATGTTAAATTTTCAAATTTTGCAGACGCTGAAGATGCAGAAGAATATGCAGATTTTTTAGCAGAAACATTACCTCTATTGTTATTTGAAACTACTAGGATGCAATAATATGCCTGATATCGATATTGACTTTGTTGATAGAGACAATGCCTTAAAACACTTTAAACACGTTAAGGCAAGTCGTATTGACGACGGAAAATTAGTCAAGCACAATACGGGCGTGTATATGCACGAAGTACCTATGAGTTCCCTCGAAGCAGTATGTGCGGTACCTTACGACAAAGCAGAAGAACAGGGTTATTTTAAAATTGACTTTTTGAATGTAGGTTTATACAAAGGTGTTCGAGACGAAGAACATCTTGTACAATTAATGAACACGGAGCCACTATGGGATCTTCTAGAGCAAGACGATTTCGTCAACTTACTCTTTCACGTAAACGGGCATGGTTCTATATTAAGGCAAATGAAGCCGACGAGTGTGGAACAACTGGCGGCCATTCTAGCAATGATACGCCCAGCGAAACGTTATCTGATTGGCAAAGATTGGACTACGGTGATGACGGAAGTTTGGACGAAACCGGAGAATGACGAATACTATTTTAAAAAATCACACGCTACAGCGTATGCGGTAGCTATTGTGGTTCAGATGAATTTAATCTGCGAAGGTATTAGTTACGGATTTAGTTAAGAACTTTTTCTGACCAAAGTAATAGATTTTCTTTTAATTCTTTTAACAATGATATCATTTAAACTGGTACAGGGTCCAAGAATTATTTTAACATCTTTTGTACTAAAGTTTTTAATGACATATTTGAATACAGCAATTTCTTTAAGTAAGAAAATGTTAATAGGAATCTGCCTATTAGATTCCCACCACCAGGCTTCGCCCAGTTCTAGAAATCGTTGTTTTTCTGTTTCTGTACGTATTGCAGAGTAGTCGTAAAAGCTAGTTACTTGTGCATCCTGGTTGATAATGATTCCTACGTACTCTTGATTAACGTGGGTTATAACGCTGATGAACGGAAAGTTTTCTTGTAAGTTAGTTGTTATTCTCATTCGATAAATATGCTAAAGGTCCGTAAAAATGCAATTTAATCCAGTTTATTTATACACAAATAAGTTAGACGTATTTACAAGTCCCTCGGACGCTTGGTCATCAGAGAGGTATCGTAAAGTGTACAATCGCAATTTAAAAATATATCGTGGTGTTGATAATCGCATTGACATCCAAGTTCGTAATCCCGATCAAAAAGCCAGTAACATAACTGGTTCTACTTTGGTATTTAATCTAATTTCTAAAGTGACAAAAGATTTAGTATTACAGAAAGATTTTGACACAATGGATTTATCTACAGGAAAAGTAACAGTAATTTTAACTGACAACGAATTGTTAAACGTTGATAACGGATTCTACGAATATAGTATTGTTAAAGAAATTAGAGAAACAGTTGATTCAACAGATTACCGAGTAACTTCTAAGATGCCATTGTATGTTGACAGTCAATACGGACCAACTGGGGTTTTAGAAATCCTAGGTGATGTTTATGGAACTGTAGAAAGCAGTAAGATAATCAATACCTTTAATTACGTCAATCCATTTACACAAGGAGATACTACTCCTGCTTGGTTTGAAAGCGAAATTATAGATGCAAGACCGAAAATAAAAACAGGAAATGCCCTACACACATTTCAATTTTACTCTACTAACTACGACGGATCAGTAATCATACAAGGAAGTCTAGACGATCAAGGAGCATCGCCTAGGCACGATAAATGGGTCAATATCGATTCTGTAGATCTAACTGTTGAAAGCTATAAAAACATAATTGGTAATTGGAGTTGGTTTAGAATTAAACATATTCCTTCGAGGTCATCTAACACAGCTCAATTTGTTATTAGCCAAACAATGTTATTGAATTATCAGGCATCTGTTTACAGCCCAGGTCAAGGATACCAAATTGGAGACACAATTACTATACCAGGAAATCAATTAGGCGGTGAACTAGGTACTAATGATCTAGTTATTACAGTCACAGGCGTAAGTCCCGGTGGTGCAATTGTATCTATAGATTGGACAGGTCTTTCTTATAACGGCGTCAAAACTTTTGTTCTTTCTGGCACAACTTCCGGCATTGGAAGTCTTGACAAAGTTCTCTATAGATAATATACTATATCTATGACACTAGTCGTAGATAAATTTCGAACGTTACTTCCTCCGCGAGCCAAACACTCGCCGTCTGGTTGGACATCGTTTAACGCCCCTTGTTGCCAGCATCGTGGCCATAGTCCCGATACTCGCAAACGTGGTGGTATTAGGTTTGACGGAAATAGTGTAGTTTATAATTGCTTTAACTGCAAGTTTTCTACAGGCTGGCAACCAGGGGCACCCTTTGGTGAAAAAATGAAAACACTGGCGCGATGGATGGGCGCCAGTGAAGACCTTATAAAAGATCTAGTGTTTGAAGCTCTTAAAACAGAAGGTCCCGATTATCACGAATATCATTCAGAAGATAACACCCCAATAAATTTTACAGATAAAGCATTACCAGAAGGTGCGATGCCTTTGGCAGAATGGGGGAATTTAATAGAAGGCGAAGTTGAAGAACAGATTGGTGAAGACTATTCAAACGTATTAAGATATCTAATCAGCAGAGGATATAACAATCCATTTGAATATGATTTTTATTGGAGCCCGGCTCCTGGATATATTGATAGAGTTATTGTTCCTTTTAGATGGGAAGGAAGAATAGTAGGAAATACAGCTAGAAAAGTTAGAGACGGAAAACCAAAATATCTTTCAGATCAACATCCACATTTTGTATTCAACTTTGACCGTCAAAAAGAAAATCAGAAGTATATATTTGTCTGCGAAGGTCCATTTGATGCATTGGCAATAGACGGTGTTGCTCTTCTTACTAACGATATAGCTGAACAACAATCTAGGATAATTAATAGTCTAGGTGCTGAAGTTATTGTAATTCCGGATCAAGATCAAGCAGGACTAGTATTATTTGACAGAGCTGCCGAATTAAATTGGTCAGTGGCTATGCCTAACTGGGACGACGATGTAAAAGACGTTGCAGATGCTGTAAAATCCTACGGAAAATTATTTGTTATTGTTGATGCAATAAAGACAGCACAAAAAGGATCGATTAAAATTAATATGGCTAAGAAGCAACAAGAACACAAATTGGAGAGACTCGAATATGCTAAAGAAAATACTTAATATCATTTTATATCCCTACAGAAAATATCAAGAACATCAAAGATTTAAAAAACGGATCGCTGAATTAAGAAAACGGGATCCTTTCATTTACAAATGATAAGCTGGGGAATAAACGCACTTAATCACGGCTCTAGTCTTGCCGTGTTTAAAGACGGAAAATTTATTTCAAATACCTTTGATAAGACTGACACGTTAGATACTAAGACTATTACAACTGCTCTACATCACGGAGCACCTTCGGATATATTTTGGTACGAAAGGCCTTGGATTAAAAAAGCAAGACAGGCCTATGCAGGTCAATGGCATAGAGTCTTTGATTTTCAAGCAATACCTAGTGCCTATATTAGAAGTATACGTGCTAATTATGCAAAGATGCATTATACTCCGCATCACGCAAGTCACGCTGCCGCTGGTTACTATACCAGTCCATTTAACCATTGTGCCATTGTTGTGCTTGATGCGATTGGCGAATGGGAATGCGCTACAATATGGGAAGGTAAACACGGCGAAATGAAAAAAGTATGGAGTAAGACATATCCTAACAGTTTAGGATTATTTTATTCCGCTTTCACTGAGTTAATAGGGCATACTCCTATTCAAGATGAATTTCTTTTACAAAAAGATGCAGAACTAGGCGATCCTAACAAATATTATTTTGATGTAAAAGAATATATGGGCAGCGTTATTAATGCGCATCAAAATATGCATCAAGGCATTTGGAATTGGCCGTATGAAATTACCAATGAAGACAAGGTACACATTGCCGCTGCCGTTCAGGAAGTGTTTGAAGAACAAATTGATATGGTAATGAAAATTGCCAAAGATTTAACAGGAGCCGATTGTCTAGTATATATGGGTGGCTGTGCTATGAATAGTCGAGCAAACAAAAAGGTAGTAGAACCAAAATTTAATTACATTTGGTCATTGCCGCAACCTGGCGATCCTAGTAGCAGTATTGGCGCTGTACTGTATCACACTAAGCAAAGAGTTTGGGATGCAAACCTTGGGGTTGTAAAACATATCGAGATTCGTGTATAATAGTATTATGTTGAGTACAGAAAAAAAATTTACTAGCGGAAATCAATGGATCATCGATTCGGAATATCCTAACTATAAAAATTTGTATAAATTTTTATTGCCTAGTAACGAGCAAGAATATAGTTCCGAGACATCGGCGCATTTTGCAAAACAATATCCATTGTGGAGAGATCCTAATCTTTCTGACGAATACTATTCACATAAAAAATTCAATAACGATAATTCTTCAATACCTTGGCAGCAAGAACTCGACAACATTACAAAATGGACTCAGGCAAAATTAATAGAGCATCATATCATTAAACAAATCACGCCTGTAATATCTTGGTGGATGGACTATGAGCCAGGTGGCTGGCAGGCGATGCATACGCATAGTGTAAATTGTATTACACAGGTAATTTATATGGATGAGCCCAATATTAATGAAAGTACTGCGGCAAAGGATTATACGCCTGGATCAATGTATGCGTTAATGACAGATGGAAAACCAGTATATATTCCATTTGTTGGATTTCCTGGTAGAAGTATTTTAATGACAGGAGATGTATTTCACGGAGTATATCCTGTTAAGACCACACCAAGAAGATCAATTATTATAGATTACATTTACAACAAAAATGATTAAAGACTACGGATACGAACTACAAAAATTATATCTTGAGCTAATGCTAGCAGACGCAGAAGTGTTTGTACGTTGCCAAGGTATTTTTGATCACACACTTTTTGACAGAAAATTACAAGATGCAGCAGAGTTTATTAATCTCTATGCAAAAGAATATTCTGTTATGCCTGACTACGAAATGGTTAATGCATCGTGTAGATCAGATCTTAAAAAGCCAGAAGATATCAAAGAAGGTCACAACGATTGGCTAATGGACGAGTTTGAAAACTTTACTCGCCATAAGGCATTAGAACGTGCAATTATTAATTCTGCAGATTTACTTGAAAAGAAAGACTACGGTCAAGTAGAATCTATGATTAAAGAAGCAGTACAAATTTCTTTAACTAAAGATCTAGGCACTGATTATTTTGAAGATCCTAGACAGCGATTAATGCGTATCAAAGACAAGAATGGTCAAATTAGCACAGGCTGGCCTACTCTTGATCGTAGACTATTTGGAGGAATGAATCGTGGAGAACTTAACATTTTTGCTGGTGGATCAGGTGCAGGTAAATCCCTCTTTCTTGCTAACCTTGGCGTGAATTGGTGTCTACAAGGACTTAATGTTTTATATCTAACATTAGAACTTTCAGAAGACCTAGTAGCTATGCGTATTGATGCAATGACTACTGGTATTTCAACAAAAGAGATTTTTAAAGATCTAGAAAACGTTGAAATGAAAGTTCGTGTTATTGGTAAGAAGGCTGGTAAACTACAAATCAAATATATGCCTAGTGGCAAGACTGCCAATGACCTTAGAGCATATATGAAAGAGTTTGAAATCAAAACAGGTGCTAAGATTGATGTATTACTAGTAGATTACTTAGACTTGTTAATGCCAGCAAGTCGTAAGATTTCAGCAGAAAACTTGTTTATTAAAGACAAGTATGTTTCTGAAGAATTACGCAACCTAGCAATGGAAAAACAATGTATTCTAGTTACTGCGGCACAGTTGAACCGTGGTGCTGTTGAAGAAGTTGAATTTGACCACAGTCATATTTCAGGCGGTCTTTCTAAGATTCAAACAGCAGATAACGTGTTTGGTATCTTTACGTCACGTGCTATGCGTGAGCGTGGACGTTATCAAATACAATTAATGAAAACTCGTTCTAGTTCAGGTGTAGGACAAAAGGTAGATCTAGAGTTTAATCTAGAAACGCTTAAGATTAGCGATTTGCCCGAAGATGAACAAGAGTCGCATAACGGAGCAAATAGAGGCACAAGCAGTATCATTGACAGCATTAAACGTAAAACAGAAATTAATAAAGTAGATCCAGAAACAGGCGAAATAGATCCAACCCAAGGCGCTAGCATAGGCAAAGTTCGAGCAAATGTAGGTTCGTCAAAACTACGTGAAATCTTGAACAGTATGGGTGGTGATGATGAAGACATCTAAGGTAGAGCTGTTAAAGTGGTTACCACACGAGGGCGAATATATTGAAATCGATTGGCCTAAAGTACACCGTACGATTGGTGTAGATCATACTAAATGGTTGTTAAATCAAAATCATACTAATTGTCAGGTTGTGCTTGAAAGAAACGATATGTATTGTCGTTTAATAGCAGAATTCTACGATGAACGCACCTTAGCTACTTACTATCTAATGTGGGCTAAATAATGATATGCGAGCCAAAGAATTTATTAACGAAGCTAGAGAAGGCAGTATCCAAGACGATGTTGCTGATGCACTACCATCAACCTTTTCTATTCCATCATTACAGAACCAAGATCCGTACAAACAATACAGATTTGGTATGGCCCTAGCTAGAGCAGGTGGAAGTAAGCCTGCAGATCGAGACCAGTTTTCCCCTAACACTCCTTGGGGCGAAAACGCTATTGTTGTAGCATATGACAACGAAAGCGAAAAAATGGTCAAGCAGGCAGCAAAAGAAGTTCACGCAGGTGCCGTTAAACTAATTAGCACTCCAAAATCAACCGAAGCTAAAGATGTTAATATAACAAGTTCTGTAGCAAAGCCAAAACGTAACAAATACGGAGTTTAATATGCGTTTACGTGAATTAGATGAATCTTCAGATTTTGTTACCGTAAACTCAAAACTAAACCCTAAAATTTGGGCAAGTGACAAACTCAATCCAGAAGTTAGAAATAAATTAATTGAAATTGCACACGCCTTTGAAGAATTTGTAGGCATTGATCTAGAAGTAGAAGATTACACAATCACCGGATCTAATGCTAATTATACTTGGACACAGTATTCAGATCTAGATTTACACATTATCATCCCAGGCACAGCAACAGACGAACAACGTGAATTATTTTCCGCTAAAAAGGCACTTTGGGCAGAACAACACGACATCACTATCAAAGGCTTGCCCGTAGAATGCTACGTACAAGGCGCAGATGAACCACATCACTCAACAGGCGTTTTTTCTCTGTTAGATGATAAGTGGCTCGTAGAGCCCAAGAAGGTAAAACCTCAAGTAGACGATGCTGCAATTGAAGCCAAAAAAGATGCAATACTGCGTCAGATCGAACACGCATTATTGAGCAAGGATATCGATAAGTTACGCACAGTAAAAGATAAAGTTACACAGATGCGCAAGAGCGGATTGGAACGTGCGGGCGAGTGGTCAGTAGAAAATCTTGTATTCAAAATACTTCGTAACCTTGGACTTATCGACGAGCTCACTGACAAAATTAGAGAATTGGAAGATCAAGAACTTTCTCTAGAACAGGCTATACAACCGCTTGACTAATGACATTTTTTGTCTTATAATATAAATACGCATATTATGGGGCACAAAAATGTTACACATCATCCAAGACTTATCAGATAATCTACTTAATTTAATCAAAGACGATCCTGTTCGTCCTGAAATTCCCGTTGAACAAAGAGTTAATCAAAACTCAAAAATCTTTGTTCTTCGCGACGAAACCACACAAGAACCTCTGGCAGTGACCTGCGTAAAGTTCTTAGAAAAAATTCCTAGTTCTGTGAACGATCTAGCCGAAGCTGCAATTAACACAAATACCGCAGTATTCTATACTATTTGGTCATATGCTGCTGGTGCAGGCCGTACTCTAATCGAACAGGCTCAAGAGCACATTAAAAAGGAACACCCTGAAGTGGAAACCTATGTTACTCTAAGTCCTAAGACAGAAATGGCCAAGAGATTTCACTTGAAAAACGGTGCTGAGATTCATAGAGAAAACGAAGATAGTGTAAACTACCTATACCACTAACCAGCGTGGTATCCTCTAGACTGCATAACTTTTTCTACCCCAGACCGCTTTTTCCAAGGCAGGTTCCATTTTGAAGTCTGTATTTCTTTGATAAAGAATTCTACGGCCTGGGGATTCAATTCACCTTCGACAAGATCCTGGTCAGACAGCCAATCTGGACCAATCAGCTCTGTATGAAATCCTGAGGTAAGATCCAAGGGTTGACCTTTGACCAAGGTGTCTAGAATCTTTTTAACTAGGACATCGTGATTGCACAGGCACATATGATTGTATCTACAGTCTCCGCCCTGGAAATATCCCGAGTGTCCTTGGTCCAGCATTTCATCTAGTTTTTTCTTATCCTTGTATTCGCCCCATTGAATAAAAGATAAATTTCCCTGAGCAAACAACAGATGTTCATATTGATCGCAGCCAACTAGGTCCATATCAAAGCCCGGAATAACTAGAGCACGATTTAGACCTCTTCTGGCAATTTCGTAGGCAATGAGTCCTAGGCGCGATCGCATTGCTAGACTATCAATGTGTGGTCTTTGTATGTGCTTGATAAACAGTTCAATGGCCTTGGCCTGTTCTGAAGATATGTGTTGATCAAGATCCATGATATTCCAGTTACTGATCGTAGGTTCATCTTCAAAGTACCAAAATCTTGCTGGACTGGTTAGAATAAAGATCACAATGTCATTGGGATCTATTAAATGAACAACTTTTAGGAATTCATTTAGGGCCCAGTCCTGTGCAGAACCTACCAATGAATTATTGCGTAACTGTATTACTTCACCTAGCTCAGTGGCCAAGGCGTGACTCAGTTGACGTGTCCATACGCGAATAGGATCGCGATCGGGCCACAGCGCAGACCAGCTATCACCAAATATCCATAGTCTGCGAGGATCTTTTTTAGCTTCTGGGTGTGTATGATTCAACTTCTGCCTTCCATTGATCCAGCGTTCGCTGCTCTTGTTGAACAGCAAAATCTTGGGCCAATCTCCAGGCAAGGTCTTCGTTGGTGATTAGACGGCCGTCGATCTGCTGTCTTTCTATTCTAATGCGTGTTTTTAAATTTCGGGCCATTACTCTATATGCTATCACGGGTCGTCTCCTGTAATAGTATATTTATACCCTTGTGGTTGTGTAATTGAAGATCACACAGATACGCTGTTGATGTTCTTGAGGACGTCCAGTCCAGCGCCAGTGTGTGCCGTCAAAGTCGTACCAAGTACCACCACGGGGTTCTAGACGATGCACAATGTTCTCCAAATTCTGGGGTAATTCCCAGTCCTGCATCCAAGAACGTTCACGAAGAATGTCTGTGGTGCCGTCGGAATCCATGGGGAAATAAATGCCAGTTTGATGTGGGCCTGTGATGTCAATGTGCGGTTGGCTATTGCCACGATCTCCGGGTAGAGAATTAACTACTCTTATTTTAAAAATTCTACTTAGGTTTTTGCCCTGATGATCCAAGGCTCGGAATAGGATCATTTGACAGATGTCCATTAGTTCTTCGTTGATCACGGTGTCGTTGTCATAGACCACATTGGTATATTGGTGCCAGTCGTATCTGCGAATATCTCGGGCCATTTCTGGAGGAAAAAATCCCCAATTAGTCAATGGGTTGCCGATGCGTTCAGCTAGCCAGCCCCGGACCTGACCCTCAAAAAGGTCATCAATTTGAGTCAGTTTAGGCAACAGTTCTTCAGTCATAGTATCTCCTTGTCACATACTTATCCCATAAACTGGTCAGTGAATTAAATATTGATATGCAGACCCTAGGCTTATTTTCCGAACCCGTGACTCGCCAACAGATTTGGCCCGGAACCTGGCAACAGCAGCTTGATCAGATTCCCTGTGAATATCAGACCAATCACTGTTACTCCCTGTCCCAGAGAGTTTTGGACACAGTTCCAGATCTACACCAAATAATTGAACAAAGGGTTCAACAGTGGGCTGAACAGGTTCTGGGCATCACGGATACACTCTACATCACAGAAAGTTGGATCAATGTCTATAATACCGGCGACTCCATACATCAGCACAGCCACCCTAATTCCATAGTGTCGGGAACTTGGTATTGGTCAACACCCGAAACAGAGATTAGATTTCACAAACAGGGCTTAAACTCATCTACACACTGGACTATGAAACTGGATCAAAGGCCCACAGCCTGGTCACAGACAGAAGTCATACTGCCCGTAGAACAAGGTGATCTACTCCTATGGCCCAGTTATCTACAGCACTCAACCACAGCACACACCAGCGAAGAACCAAGAAAAACTCTGAGCTTTAATGCAATGCCTAGATCTTGGGGAAGTAATTTCTATAGAGTCGGCGAAGCCGCAGCGCAAATTCCTGAGCGCGAAGCGCAGCAGCGCAAGATTTTTTAGAAGAATTATCTGCGCATATATCCGCAGAAGCCCTATCTACAAGAGAATTTAGTCAGTAAATCTTGATCAAAGTCTTCGAACAGAGTGCGCATTATACGCGAGTGTTCAGGATACTGTAGAAGCCATTGTGTGGCCAATTTTGGCACTCCAAAAAGCAGCCAGTAGTCTGTGGGAATAGCAGAGTTATAGGCATCAGTGTGAGCATAACTACGAGGCCAATAGTGTACTGAGTCGCGCCAAGAATTAAGTAAGGTAATCTGCGACTGGCGAAATGGCTCTAGGTACACAAGTAGCATTACACTAGTATTTACATCAAACCCTTATATCTATGTGAGATCCCAAGGGCAGTTTGCGTCGTTTAAGCCACTGATGTTGATGAGTTATGAATCTGTGCATTGGCGAGACTGAACTTGTGTATAACAGGATCTATGACAAACTCTAGAGTCTGCTTATGAGCTAGAATGGGATCCGGTTTAAATGACAGATCTAGAGTGGATACATACTGCGCCGTAAACTCAAAGGTTCGGCGCCAATCGGGGTGGGGACTAAATGTCTGCATACACTATATATCATCTAGAACACGAAACACTGAAGTAAACCGTAGTAAAAACTCAGTTAATATAGGACTGGAATCAATCCATACACGAGTACGATTTAAGTGGATTTCGTGACGGAGACTGTGTTGCTCTATAAAAGCAAAGAATTCTCTAAGCTGGGGATCAGAGTTTAGGAGTGCGTACTGTGGCATATAACTAGATTGTTAGTAACAGAGCCAAGAGTAAAGTACTGACTAAGCTGACTTAGCCACCATTCTAGGGGTTCTTGTATAAGATGAAGATTTTGTCCGTTAGGGAATGAACTACGTGCAGGCACTGACGATATGTTAACATAGGCTACTTTTAGAGTCAAAGACTGTAGATGTGCCAAGACTGAGTGAATACACTGAGGTTCTATGTGCTCTAAGACATCTACGCAGACTACGAGATCTCTAGGTTGTGGCAGAGTAGAATAAGCTGGGATTCCGGGATCATAGTTATCCACAGGGACTAGATCGCCGATTTTTTTACTGAGCAGAGCTTGTCCACAGCCGTAGTCCAAGATGTGCGCACAGGAGTATTGATGATAAAGCTCTAAGATATGTTCAGAGTAACGATGACCAACATCGCCCCAGGGTCTGCGCAGATGTTCTTGAACCAGCATCTGTTGATATTTGGGTGTATAAAGCATAGACTAGTATATACTAAGAAAAGGGTTTTAGAGGTCAAAAATTTGGCCGCGCAAAAAATTTGGGTGGAGTACTTTTCATTTCAGGGTGGTGATTTTAGACCCCATACCGCTAGTAAAACTACTACTATAGTATACACACTATACCGGCCACCCCCCACCACCTCAGCACCGGTCGGTCATCTCCGGTGTCCTCAGTTCAGGTCTAACCTGACCTCCACAGCGTCGAAGAGCCTCGCCAGGTTGATTGGGAATCTGATCAAACTTCTGATGATAGGGCCGTGACCAAGCTGCGTCTCTACGATCGTAGGCTGTACAGGCAGCTAGATTAGCTAGAGCTAAGGCTACGAATAAGCGCACGAACATCTTCAGTGATCTCCATATGTTGATCCATCACAGCAGCGATCATTAGATCGTGTATGACTACAGCATCCTTTTGATATGCGGGGGGCAGGTTCCGTATAAGCCGCTCAACATCTGCTTGCGATTCACAGCTCCAGATCATGTCTGCGATCTGATGTTGTTGACGATTAAGTCCGTGTAGTTCTATAGTCATTGCTGAGCCCTCTGGATCATAAGTGTACCTGCATACATTGCACCTAGTCCAGTTACTGCAACAGCTAGGGCCTGTAGCAGCTCTGTGTTGGTGATGCTATTCTCTACACCACCTGTGCCCAACATAGTGATCACAAGTCCTACTATGACGACAAACATTCCCTGACCTTCTGTAACCATTTTCAGCTCCTAGTTGTTTAGTGTATGTGTATATTATACGATCGAACTGGCCGTTTGTCAACCAATTTAGGCCACTTCTTTGAACACACGATAGCCACGGCCCTGAAGCACACGGATCGCGGCCTGTACTTCTTGATAGTTCTTTTCTTCCCAATCCAACATCTCTTTGGCGCCTTTGATGGTGTCTTCATCGCAGGTGTTACCTGTGGCAAAGTGACGGTAGAAGTAGTAGCGGCCTTCGTCACCCTCGACTGCCTGGATAGAGCCGATGTTCTTGTAGAGTTGAACTTCGTTGTGTTTCATTTGCGCTCCCTATTTGTTAATATGCGTGTATTATACGATCTTTTGGAAGACCTGTCAACCTCTAGGGTTATTGCGCA